CGGAGCCAGGAAGAAAATCTCTTCTTTTTCCTCAGACTATTTATAAAGAAGTCATATTGCATCTTTTTTGATAGAAAATGATACCGATTCATTTCATTAGCAAACATAATGCAATCAAGATGCCCAGAAAGACAACGATTAATAATATAGGGTGCATATTCCTTCTCAAGTGAAGGATCTTCATCAATCAGATGTTGCTTCGTCTGATTGATCGAGTTTAACCAGTCCTTCAATTCCATAATTAAAAAGCAAGAGTTCTTTACGTTGTTTTTGCTCACGCATATATTCACCCACAGAACGCATCGTGTAAGTCAAATCAAACTCAGCGGCGTTCCAATTTTTAAACCTATCTTTGACTAGTTGATCAGAATTGTAACTAATGAGTTGATCCATATTACAAACGTCGCAATCAGCAGCAAACTTATCGTGATCAAATCCTTTGTGCATTGATCCTTTACGCCCATAGAGATTATCCTTAATATCATAAGGAGGATCGAGATACATAAAAGCACCTTTGTTTCCATCCATCAGATAATCATAGGAGTAATTAGTTATACGCCATTTTTCGATTAGTTTAGAATATTCGGGAAGTTTTTCAATGCCTCTCATGGAGAAGTTATTAATTGATGCCTGTGGAGAAAAAGAAGAGCTTTCGGTAAGACCACTAAAAGAACATTTGTTAACAATATAGAAAGCGACAGCACGATTAAGGTTCGTTTGAGACTCATCATTGATATGCTCCTTTGATTTTACAAATAATTCTCTTGCTAGTTCTGGAGTATTGTATGCAAGTTTACAATCAACCAATTCGTTCTTAAGGTCTTCACCAAACATCTGGAGTTGCTGCCAGAAATTCACAAGAGGTTCGTAAAGATCATTTACCCAGATGTCCAGAGAAGGATATTTTTTGGTGATATAAATTGCAACACTTCCACCACCAAGAAAAGGTTCTCGAAATTCATCATAGTCGCGAAGGTCTGGAAAGTATGGATCCATCTTAACGCAAGCACGGGACTTACCCCCAGGATACCTTAAACAGGTTTTAAGAGACTTCATAATCAGGTTGGTTATACTTCAAATATTCAAGAAAGGTCATTTTCATTTCTTTATGAGTCATACCACAATGCTTAGCAGCAGCGGGAAGAGTCATCTTTGCACGAAATAATGCTTCGTTTGCTTCTTTAACATTTTCTGGAGTGGTCTTAATTTGTTCTTCTTTTAGAGTTTTATAATCAATTTTATAAAGATTCATCGGAATTCACATTCACACATAATTTCAGTTAGTGCCGCTAAGAGGTTAATTTCTTGGTCAGCCACAAACGCACATTGGTATTGATACTTAGCAATAACAAGAACGGCAGCAGGAATAGAGGCGGGCACAAGAGAGTCATAACAGGAGTCATAAACCCTGCGAAGTAAGCTAGAAGAATCGTTGTCCAAGTTGGAGACCACCCACTTTCTGACTTCTGTAAAGTTCTTTTCTTTGAGGAATTTAATAAGTTCATTTACAGAGATGTCTGAGAAAGATGCAAGAATGCCCGAGTCGATTTTTCCCCCTGTAGCATACCTTTGGCATTCATTGAGGACCCTACGAAAATCAGGGAAGTGCTTCGATATAAGTTCCACAAGGACTTTTTGATCATATTCAACCCTTTCCTGGTCCAGGATTGATTGAAGTCGCTGAAAGAAACTTCCCGCAAGTTGAACTCTTTGCTTCCCTTTGATGGTGAAGTCAATGACTGCACATCGGGAGTGAAGAGGTTCAATAATTTTGTTCTTATAGTTGCAGGTGAAGATGAATCGGCAGTTGTTATAAAATGCCTCAATATTCGCCCGTAGTAAGAGTTGTACGTCGTTCCCTGTGTTATCCGCCTCATCGATGATGATGACTTTGTGTTTAGAAGATCCCGTAAGTGAGACGGTCGAAGCGAAGTTCTTTGCTTGGTTCCGTACAGTATCCAAGAAACGTCCTTCGTCGGATCCGTTAATGACATAATAGTCTGCTCCTAATTCATTACACAATGCCTTTGCAATTGTTGTTTTACCAATACCAGGAGGTCCCGCGAGAAGGAGATTTGGAATCTCACCCTTCTCTACAAACTCCTTAAATGTTTTTTTAGTATCATCAGGAAGAATACAATCCTCAATCACTTGAGGACGGTATTTCTCACAGAATAAGAATTCACTTGTCATAATTTAGTTATACCCAATCAGGTTTTCTTTGCGGCATACGAAGATAATTAGATGCAACCCAAGGTTTGGATGCGATATACATCTTGTAAGCAGTAAAAGTGTCAATGCTTGCGTCAAATTTATATTCATCTGGCATAGCACGAACAAAGTTTTCTACCTTGTTTATTTTACCACGAGGGAACAAATAAAAGGCATCTACAAGGGTCTTGTAGCAAGAATGAATTTTATCATAGCGAAGTGTATACTCGTCGCATAGATTCAATCCATGTTTGATTAACCAATAAGCATTATCGATATTTTCAAGTGCCCATTTTGTACAGGGGTGGTTACGAAACGCACCTTTTTCAGTTCTGTATGGTGTACCATCAGTTTTATAAAGATTGCCGTAACCATGACCCCATTTTTCAGAAGCAACAATAGAAAGCATTTGACAGCATTCTAAAGGCATTTTGACGACATGTTTATCGGGAAGACAAATAGCACTTTCCGCAGGCCAAGGAGAAGTAACGAATATATTCATTAGAGACAATACTTTTGAATAACGTATTTTACTTTTTCTGGTTTATCTTCCATCCAATAAGCTTCATGCTCCATATTTGCAGAAGCATTAGAAGACTTTACTGAATTTTTAATATCTTGATATTTGAAAGACTCAAGAATCATATCCTTTTTGGAAATACCAAAAGCTTTATTTCCGTTGCAGGAATGTGCTACATGGACTGCTTCATGATAAAGAGTTTCATTAACATAAAATTTTACATCAAATCCACTTTTTTTAATGTTCTTAGTGCAGATTACGAATTTTTTTCCTAGATCCACATATCCAAATATTTCAGTATTACTCCTACAAAAATCAACATTTTCGCGAACAGAAAACTTTGCCTGATAAATTTGATTGAGAATGTCTTTTGCTTGGGGAGTAAGATACAGTAAGAATTCCATCATCCAAAAGTAGAGTCTGGTTCTAGAGCAATATAATAGTGCAAATTATATTTGGGATTTGTGAATTGAGACAGAAGTTTAGAAGAAACTACAACATCATAAGCACCAGGAATAATCTTGATGTTTTCTACCTTAAAGTTAAAGGTAAACTCGGCGTCGGTCTCACCAACTACAATAGAATATTCGTTAGAGGTATCGTTCTTCTTATCACGAACTACCAATTTGACTACACCTGCTTCCCCAACAGCAGAAAGATCAGGAAGTTGATAAACTGCTGCTGCCTTAAGAAGTTTTTCTAGAGTTACGCTATCAAGTTGGAAACAAACATCCTGAGAGGGAAGTTGAATTTCTTTTTCTGGAGGAGAAATAATAACGTTAGGATCAGCGTAGAAGTACTTCACACGACGCTTACCTTCTTTAATACTGAGGTAAGATTGTTCAGTAAAATCAAGATCAGGATCCTGATGAAGACTCAAACCATTCAGGAACTGATTCAGATCATAGATAGCAAAATCACGGGGGAACTCTTCACTAATCTCTGCTTCAGCAAGAATATTCTTTGCTACAGAAATAGTGCGGAGACGCTTACCACTCTTCACAAGAATCGAGTTATTGATACCAGCAAAGTTCTTGAGAAGAGCGAGAGTATTATCAGAGAGTTTCATAGTTTTGTCTTTGAGTTTCATAATCAACGGAATTCGGTCAGACCATTATTTTTGCGGGAATAATGCCTATCAAAGTGGAGCAAAAGCATTGCATAGTGAATCACTTTGAGAAGGTCACGCTTATTGCGACCATCCTTATCACCATAGCGACTCCCATACTTGAGGATATTTGCTTGACAGAATCCAGCAGCAAGTTTCTTCGCTGCCATCAAGTCAATAGTTTGAATATCATTGTAACCATCTTCATCTCCACAGTAATGACCGTGATAGGTGCTGGTTACATAATCTTCAACATCCTTGAGAATTTTATCTTCGTTGTATTTCCAGAGATGATTTGTGTTTTCAGTCATAGTAATAGTAAAGGTTGAATCACTCATAAAGGGAAGGCACATTTTTACCTTCCCCAATTATATCAGAAAGGGGCGGGTTGGTCAACGTATTCGGGACCAGTAGAAGGCATTTTGAAATCAGCATCCACTTTATCATAGAGTTCAAGGAATGCTTGCTTGGTTTCCTCATCAAAGCGATTCACACACACTTGAATTGCCTTTGCCTTGTCTTGGAAGATGCTGTAGGCACGGATAATGTGAGTCAGACGACGGGTGCTGATGATTTCCTCAATACCACCATCGTAGAACGTTTTACGGATGATATCCGCCCAATCAACCAACCGCTTGCAGAAGTCACGGTCTTCCACGCCAAGGTCCAGAGCGATGCCTTCCAGAATCTTCTGCTCAGTGTTAGGGGCAGGATAGGACTGCTCAAAGGTCACAGGGAAACGCTCAAGGAATGCCTCATTCAGCACGTTGGTGCCGATAAAGCGACCGTCATCAGAACCCTTACCCTTGGTGTTTGCAGTGGCGAACACGTTGAATCCAGCGGAGGGTTTCACGAAGCGACCGATCTTCTTGAGGAAGACACCCTTACCTTCCAGAACAGATTGCAGGCACAGAATCTTGTTGGAAGCAAGGTCAATCTCATCCAGAAGCAGGATTGCACCACGTTCAAGTGCTTCAATCACGGGACCATTATGCCAAACAGTCTCACCATTCACAAGACGGAAACCACCGATAAGGTCGTCTTCATCGGTCTCAATCGTGATGTTGACGCGAATCATTTCACGCTTGAGTTGAGCACACGCTTGCTCCACCGAGAACGTTTTACCGTTACCCGAAAGACCCGTAATGAACGTAGGGTAAAAGAGACGGGACTGAACAATTTTTTTGATATCGCTAAAATTACCAAACTTGACGAAGGTATCATCTTTATCAGGAATAAGGTTTTGTTCCACAGCGGGGAGAGCAGCAGGTGCTTGATAAGAACGCTCAATCTCTTCAACACGTTCTTGAGTCACTTCCAGATTCCAACGCCCACGAGCAGTCTTGAAAGGTTCCAGGCGACGGGTCACGGTCTGGTAGTTGAGACTACGAGAAGCACAGAAACCCTTCAGGTCGCCAGAAGTAATTTCAGAACCGTACAGTTCTTTGATGGATTCAATCAGTTGGGCGTCGTTCACGGAGGACTTGCGAGACATAATGTAGTTAGGTCGTTTGTTTCAACAGACTTATTATACACACAAAAAAGGGGCAACCAAGTGCCCCTTGTGACGGTTTGGAAAGTGTCCTATCAAGCAACCAATTCCACAAACTCACCCAGAATTTTCTTGTTCATCTTTTTAGTTTTGAGACTCTTCACAAATGCAGATTTGATTTGTGCCTTTGTTGCATCCTCAGCAACAGAAAACTCAGAATCCTGAGAAAGAGTGCTAGCAGACAGACCGAAATAGGAATGATACCCAGAGTTCTTGAGAGTAAATGCCTTCTCTTTCTTCCAAGAATTCATCACCTTATCATATTCCGAACCATAATATCCACAATAACGGCGAATAAAATGACCAGCATCACGGGATTCAAGAACACGAATACCGATAAAGTTAATATCAGTAAACTTGTCCCTCAGATTGTGAAGAAGAACCTCAGTGAATTCCTGCTTCTCAGAATCACAAGAATAAGTCATTCCAGTCTTACGGTCACGAAGGAAGGCATTGAAACCAATGTGAGCAGTGCCCATAAAAGGTTCATCTTCCCAGCGGCGTTGAACCTCACGATGATATTTTACAAGGCAACCCTCCCCGTCAGTCAAAACCACACACTGAACTTTCTGAAGTTTGTTCTCCTTCTGGAACTTAGGCAGAATCTGATGAAGAGAAATCAGTGCCTCATTCAAAGGAGTTCCCGAAAGACCCATTCCAAGAGGAGCAGCATAGTAGCAGTGAGAATTGTAACAGAAGGACTTAGCAAGACGGAAGATATTCTTCATCTGCTCCTCCAGAGTGTTCGCATTCACTTTGCTGGTGAGAAGATTCATCATAGAGAACCATTCACCAACCTGAACCAGACCGTCTTTCTTCTTATAGGCAAGTTCACGAATGTTTGCCTTACCATTCTCATCATACTTTACTAGAGGATAATCGGTAGTGAAGGCATAAACCTCAAACGGAATCGCAACTTTCTTGCAGAACCAAATCAGGTTGAAGAGTTGCTTGACCGTATCCAGCATCACATTGGACATAGAACCAGACCAGTCCAGAACGAACACAAGACCGTGATTCTTGCCGTCAGCAAGAGTAGTAACTTTCCGAAAGATATCTTCGTTGTACTTGTAGGTATGCAGTTTAGAGCAGTCCAGAACACCAGTACGGGCAGTTGATGCACGGGCATAGGAGTCTGCTGCCTTGCGGCACTCAAACTCTTTCACCAGATAGTTGACTTCTTTCTGAGCAGAACGCTTGAATTCTGCATACTGCTTATCAACTTCACCAAAGATATTTTCATATGTCCATTCGCGTTCTTCAAGAAAATTACTCCAATATTCTTTACACTTGGAATGAATCTCCGAATTCGGAACAATCACCTTATCCAAGTCAAGTTGAGGCAGTTCAAGATAAACATTCTCAGAAGAATCATTACCTACAAGTTCTTTCAGTGCCTCTTCCAGAGAGTCCATCGTCTTGACTTCAGGTTCTTCATTCTTCTCACCACCTTCATTTGTGGGTTGCTGTTGCTGCTGAGAATTCTCATCAGAAGTAGCAGCACCATCAGAACCTTCAGATTCAGGTTGCTCACTTTCACCTTGCTCCTGGTCAGTAAAATCAGAAGCGGGTTGATTATCAGCACCACTCTGCTGCGACTCAAGATTGTCCAGAGAAGTCTTGGTTTCTTCCTGTTGCTTCTGCTTACAATACTTATAGAGTGCCTCTGCGGCAATCAGAACATCGGCAAAAGTTTCAGTATCGGCAATCAGATTGATAATCTCAGTTTCTTCACCACGCTCAACAGGAATATCTACATAGTTACCAATCTTGAACCACAGGTTTGCACGGTCAGCAAGGTTATAAGTTTCCAGTTTATCATCACCAATCTGGAAAAAATCTTGATCGGCAAGTTCCTTATAACCGTTATAGAAGGTCTTGGCGAGACCAGCATAACGACGCTTCATCAATTTCTCAATACGAGCATCCTCCACCACATTCACAAACTGTGGAGGAATTTTGTGTTCCTTCAACCAATCTTCATCAGGCGTATAGAGAGCGTGACCCACCTCGTGACCCACCAGAAGGTCATAGACGGTGTTGCTTGCCTTCTCCCACATCGGCAAAGTCAGCACACGGGTGTGGACGTTGAAGCAAGCAGTCTCCACTTTCTTGTGCTCAACCACAAGGTCTTCGGTAGCAAGAAGTTTGGCGAGTTGAGACTTGATTTCGTGGCGGACAGTCATAGATTTGATTCGTATGAAGTCATTATACAAAAAAAGAGGGTGGTGAGACCCTCTAATGGAC